CCTCTGGCGCTTCTGCTTCAGCCGGAGGAGCAACAGGAGCAACAGGAGCAACAGGAGCAACGGGAGCAGCAGGAGCAGCAGGAGCTTCGGCTTTCGGTGCGGACGCGGCCTTTGCAGTTTTCGTTACCGGTGCGACCTCGGTCGCAGGCGCCGCTCTTACGGTGCTGCCAAGTAAGGCGATAAGCTCCCGCAGGGCCGTGGTGTTGTCGTTGATGGCTTGTTCTAATGACATAGTGGGGTTCCTTCTCTGAGTTATGAAAATCGGTATAGCATCTTTGTACCAGTTGCTAATACGCACGTCAATAGGAAAATAGCAATTGCTAACTAAAGAGGCGAGAAAAAGCCCGCGGGCTAGGGCGGGCTAAGCGTGGCGCGGGTTAGTGCGTCAGATAGAGCATGACGCTCACCGCAAGGTTAAGTGTTTCGAGACCGATGAGTGCGACAAGACCTCCGCACAGCAGCGACCTGCTTAAGGGTTTCGCACCTGGGTGCAGCCCGCCTTCCTCAATGAGGTACTTGATGCGCTGGTGCACTATCGTCCTGTCCATTTTCTCTCATCCATTCGAACCTCCGGTCGTTCTCGGGAGGAGTCCCTTAGCGCGGCCTTGAAGCATCTAGCGCGCCAGCCGCAACATCTTCCGTAGTAGCACCTGGTCGACCTCCCGCTTCTCAAGGGAGTGCTCGTAGGCGAAGCTCACCACCTCCTCGAACTTCTCGAGACTCAGGTCTATTCCTAGTTCCTGCATCGCTGTCGACACCGCCTCGACCACCTGCGCAAAGAGTGTTGTGTCAACGGCGGCCACGGCAACGGTAGCGAGGTGCTTCCGGCCGTTGTTGTGGTCGCTGTCCATCCACCCCAAAGGGAGCTGCAACTTCTGCTCAATGGCGCGCGCCGTCTTCTCAGTGATAGGGCGGTGCCCGGTGGCCATGTGCGACAGATACGAACCATTTGCGTAACCCAGCTTCTTCGCCAGTGCTTCACCCCCGCCCCATTGCGCGATGAGCTTGCGTAAGTTGCGCTGGCGGACAGTGGGTTGTTCTTTAGGCATGTCATCCAAGGATACCCCCAAGTTCCTGAAGTTAGCAAGTGCTATAGATTACCGTTGACAAAAGCCTGTGCTTTTTGCTAATACTTAAGGAGGATTAGCAACTTTGTAAAAGGATTGTAGCGCGGTGATAGGTGTGTTGAAGGAGTGGGCGGCATGGGCGACGCAGCAGGAGCAGGAAGCTCTCGCTAAGGCCGCGGGCACGACCGTTCCCCATCTATTCAAGCAGATAGCCAACGGCCACCGGCAGATAAGCGCAAAGCTGGCGGGAAGGGTCGAGGAGGCGGCAGCGCAGATACGCCAGGACGACGGGCGCCTGCCCGAGATTTCCCGCACAGACTTGTGCGACACCTGCGCGCAATGTCCCTACGCACGCAAGTGCAAAGAGGGCGTAAAAATTCCATTGACATAAATAAAAGCGAACCGTAATGCTTAGAGGAGAGAGTTTCAAAGCTCATACCCTTGGCATTGGTTCCCATCCGCTTTCTTCTTTATGCGGGGGTGCGACGGATACCCAAAGAAGTCCACTCATTCCAAGGTGTGAGCTTTGAAACCCCCGCAACCAAAAGAAGTTCAACATGTCCGATGTATTATCTATCCTTACCCATTCCACCAAGAGGCTCGCAAAGCTATGGAAAGCAGACGGTAGTGTCTCTAATTACGACCAGGCCAAGTATTTCAAGCTGCGCAACCACGAAGTAGGCAGCCTCGCAGACCTCTCGCTACTTCTCAGCTCCCTTGAGCATGACACCTCTTCCTGCATCATCCGCGGCCGTTACGTGGGTGAGGGAGGCCACGGCCGTGTGCTGCGCCAGCTCGAGGTGTTCGCCGACCAGCCTCTACACACGGTACTCATCGAGGTCGATAACTTCGAACCTTTAACCGCTGACCCCGTGGCTGCGCCCGAAGAGTGCGCGCTCGAGTACGTCTATAGCTGCCTGCCTCCTGAGTTCCACGGCGTGTCGTTCCATTGGCAGCTCTCGAACAGCGCAGGCTTCCCAGGCAAAGAGCACCTGCTTAAAGCGCACCTGTGGTTCTGGCTCAAAGACCCTGCAACAAGCGCGGCGCTGAGGAGCTGGGCGAGAGCCAGCGGCGTGGCGTGCGACAAGGCGGTATTCAACCCGGTGCAAATCCATTACACCTCGGCCCCGGTGTTCGAGGCAGGCGTTCGCAACCCGGTGCCTGCGCGCAGTGGATTATTCAGTGGATATCTCAGCGACGAAGTGCCGCTGGTCATCGCGCCGGTAGATACGAGCGAGCGTAAGGTGAAAATCCGGGGGCAGAACCTCGGGCTGCATGACGAGACCGTGCCGTTCCTCGACATCCTTGGTGACGGTGAGGACGGAAGGCTGTACATCACCTGCCCGTTCAAGGGCGGGCACAGCATGGAGTCGGGACCTACCGAGACTGCGTACTTCCCTAAAGGGACAGGCGGGTTCGAGCAGGGGCATTTCAAATGCATGCACGATAGCTGCAGCGGGCGCAAAGACGAGGATTTCCTCGACGCGCTCGGCGTCCGTATCGCCGACCTCGAGGGCATTGTCGTGCCTAAGGAAGAGGTGGAAGAAGAGCACCCCCTGCCCCGTTTCAGGCGCGATAAGAAAGGCGCGATACTGGCTACCGCGGACAATGTGCAAATGGCGCTGTGCCGTAGTGACGTCTGCGGCTGGCGCTTGCGCCTTGATGACTTCAAGGATGACGTGATGCTGGCGCCGCACGGCACCTCGCTCGAGTGGCGCGCGATGGCCGATGTAGACTACTTCGCGCTTAAGCTCAGGCTGGAGAAAGGCGGTTTCAAGCCTATCAGCCGCGAGATGATGCGCGACGCGGTAGCCTACGTGGCCTCGCTAAATATTTTCGACAGCGCGATCGAATGGTTGACCTCACTCAAGTGGGACGGCGTGCCGCGGATAGATAGCTATTTGCAGGAGTACTTCAGCGCCGAGGACAGCCCCTATATAAGAAGTGTGTCTTCTTATATGTGGACTGCCCTTGCAGGCCGTGTCATGGAGCCGGGGGTCAAGGCCGATATGGTGCCCGTGCTCATCGGGGCGCAAGGCGAGGGCAAGAGCTTCGGCCTCGAGAGTATGGTGCCCTCGGAAGATTTCTACACCTCGATAAACCTGATGGCACGCGATGCCGACCAGGCACGGTGTATGAGAGGGCGCCTGGTCATAGAGATAGGTGAGCTGCGCGGCCTTCATAGCCGTGACATGGAGAGCATCAAGGACTTCATCACCCGCCGCTATGAGACGTGGATACCTAAGTACAAGGAGTTCTCTAAAAACTACCCCCGGCGGTCGATATTCATCGGCACCAGCAACCAGATCGAATTCCTGGCCGATACCACGGGCAATAGGCGGTGGCTGCCTGTCCTGTGCGGCAAAGTGAAGGTGGCGCGCATCAAGGCCGACAGGGCGCAGCTATGGGCGGAGGCAAGGGATAGGTTCGAGCTGCTGGGCGTTGACTGGCAAGGCGCGCAACGTCTTGCCGAGGGAGTACATGAAACCCACCGTATGACCGACTCATGGGCCGATCAAATAGACTCGTGGTTGCATTTGCCGGGGGTCGGAGAGCCTGCACCGGTCGATTTGCCGTACCTTCAGATGAACGATATCTTCAGAGAAGCGTTCGGAATGGACATCAAAAATGTGAAGCGAACGGACGAGCAAAGGGTGGCGGGCGTGCTGCGCGAAAGAGGATATGAGAAGAAATTTGAGAGGGTCGACGGGAAAGTTGCGAGGGTATGGGTCAAAGGTAGCCGTATGCGAGTTCGCACGTGATGCGAACTCGCAAAAAATTACTGTCACCCTTGTCACCCTTGTCACCCTTGTCACCCTTCTCTCTTAGAACCTTTTGCATGAATTTTTTGGGTAATAAACTAGTAAAAAGGCATAAAAAGTAAAAATAGGGAAAGTTTAGAGTTTGGGGTGACAAGGGTGACAAGGGTGACAAGGGTGACAATGCGGATTCGCATTTCATGCGGATAGGCATAGAACAACGAACTCGCATATAAAAACAAACTCGCATAGGATTACAGATAGAGGTAAATAGGCGAATGGTAGATAGAATTAAGCTCGTCGGTGTCGACGAAAAAGGGTATCGGATAGGGGAGTCACACCCTCGGGCAAAACTGACTGACGCACAGGTCGATCAGATACGAAATTTATTTGAAGAGGGCTTCGTCGGCTATAGAGCGCTTGCTCGCTTTTTTGGGGTACCCCGCACAACGATTGCATCCATATGCCGATATGAACGCAGAGCGTGTACTGTTATGGATGTCAAACCGGTACGCGTGGAAGAGTGAGGAGAGGCTAGGATAGAGTGAAAACTAAGGAGTTTCACCTATGCCAATCACTGATTCCCCCGTAATAGCAGGCGGCCACACCAAAGTTGTCACTGCCAGCAAGACCAGGCCGAGCGATACCACGGCCTACGCCTCCGGCGATGTTATCGCCGAGTCCACCTCAGCGCCTACAGTGTTCACCTTTTCAGACTGCGTGAGGGTTGAAGGTGGCAGCGGCGTCATTGGCAAGGTGACGATAGCCGACTCGGCCAACGTCGCGACCAAGCTGAGCTGCGAGCTATGGCTCTTCAGCGCAACAGTCACGCCAGACAACGACAACGCGGCGTTCACCCCTACGGACACTGAAATGCTCACAGCGGTTGCTGTAGTCCCGATCAGTACCGCATATGTCGGTGACGCGACCTCAGGGGCGGGAGGCAACGCTCTCTTGACCTCGGGAGTGGTGAACCTGCCTTTCAAGTGCGATGCCTCTTCCAAGGCGCTCTACGGCGTTCTGGTGGCACGCAACGCTTACGCTCCTGTATCGGCCGAAGTATTCACGGTCAGCATCTACATTTACCAGGATTAGACAGGATGCTGCCATTACAACGAGCACGGAGGGATAGAACCATTTTTGCAGCGGCAGCACCCGTGTTGCCCTTCATCTCGACATGGGACACGACGAAGGCAGGCTCAGCTAACACCACGATTGTCATCCCCACGATAGCGACAGGCACGTATGACTGCGTAGTGGACTGGGGTGACGGCACCACCAGCACGATCACGACCTATAACGACCCCGCATGGACACACGTGTACGGGGCATCAGGGGTGTACAACGTCTCGATCACTGGCACGTTCCGAGGCATACGCTTTAATAACGGCGGCGACTGCCTAAAGCTAATGGTGATTTCTCAATGGGGAATTTTAAGGCTAGGAACGACAGAAGCAAATTACTTCTTCGGTTGCGCCAACTTGACGGTGACCGCGACAGACAATCTTGACTTGACAGGAACTACAAATTTAAGCAGCACCTTCCGCTCGTGCACGTCGTTAACGACTGTTCCCAGTATGAATAGCTGGAATCTCTCCGCAGTCACGAACATACAGACCATGTTCAGCGGCGCTACTTCTTTCAACCAGAACATTAGCTCGTGGAATACCGGGAACGTTACGCAGATGAATAGCACGTTCCAAAATACCGCATTCAACCAGGACATTAGTGGGTGGAATACCGGAAGCGTTACGTTGATGAGCAATATGTTTAATGGTGCTTCAGCTTTCAACCAGAACATTAGCGGGTGGAACACGGCTTCGGTTACGAACATGGCGTCAATGTTTCAAAACGCCACGGCATTCAACCAAGACATTAGCGGATGGAACACTGGGAACGTTACCAACATGGGCGCCTTGTTTAGCGGTGCTTCAGCCTTCAACCAGAACCTTGGCGCGTGGAACATCACAAAAGTTACAGGTGCGAGTGATATGTTTCTCAATACGAGCCTCACTAAAGCCAACTACAACCCGATACTTATTGGGTGGGCGGCGCAATCAACGCCACGAACAAACGTCGTGTTTAGTGGTGGCACCGCTCATTACGACGGCGCGGCCGTGGCTGCTCGAGCAGTGCTCACAGGCACCTACACCTGGACTATTACCGACGGAGGGACACCGTAATGCAAAGCATCATCTACCCTGCTGTGACCACTTACTTTATTGCGTATGAGGGAGACGATGTAGCATACGGCGTCACGATGTCAAACCAGACGACCACGACAGGCCTGGCAAACTTGGAAACGTATACAGACCGGAATTCATACCTTGCGCGTCTTGCAGAGTTCGGAATCAGCGAGTAGCTTTATGACTAACCCTTCTTACGGCAACCCCTACACACCAGAACTCGCCGCGGAGATATGCCTTCGCCTTGCTAAAGGCGAGACACTACGCTCTATCTGCCGGGACGCGCACATGCCCGACGAGTCGTCTGTGCGTGAATGGGCGGTGTATAACCGCTACGGTTTCTCCGAGCAGTACCAGAAAGCCCGCAACATCGGCCTCGATGTGATGGCGGACGAGCTTCTCGACATTGCCGACGATGGCTCAAACGACTACATGGAGCGGGAGGGTAAACGCGGCCGCAAGATCGTACAGAACAAAGAGGCGTCAGCAAGGTCGCGGCTACGGGTAGACACCCGGAAATGGTACCTGGCGAACATGGCGCCAAAGAAATACGGGGCTAAGATACAGACCGAGGTCACTAACCCCGACGGTAGTCTCGCCTCAATGAGCGAGACGCAGCTTGCCGCCAAGCTTAACGCCATTCACGCCGCCGCCGTGCAGCGCATGAAGAACGCTCAACAGCAAGAGGAGCTTGACGACGATGACGCAAGCGACCTTGTGTAATGTTGATTTGGACGGAAGAACTGCTTCGTCACCTCACCCCTGAAGAACGCAAGCTCGTCCTGCGCGCCGTAGAGGTTGACAATACCGTATGGTGCCCTCTCCCGGGACCACAGTCACTAGCCTTCCACAGCCAGGCCGACATCATTGGTTACGGCGGCGCAGCCGGGGGCGGTAAGACCGACCTGATTGCAGGTCTTACCCTCACGCATCACAAACGCTGCCTCATTATCCGCCGCGAGAAAGCACAGACGGAAGGCATCGTCCAGCGCATTACCGAGATACTCGGCCATACGTCAGGTTTCAATAGCCAGAAGGCAATATGGCGCCTGCCTTCGTCGCTCGTGGAGCTGGGCGGTTTGGACAACCTCGGCGACGAGCGCAGGTGGCAAGGACGGCCGCACGACCTCAAGGCGTTCGATGAAGTGACTGAGATGCGCGAGGCGCAGGTGCGCTTCGTCATGGGGTGGAACCGTACCCATAACGCGAATATCAAGCCACGGGTGCTGATGACTTTCAACCCGCCCACCACAAGCGAAGGGCGGTGGGTGCTCGATTTCTTTGCTCCGTGGCTTGACGACAACTACCCGAACCCCGCCGCACCTGGCGAGCTGCGGTGGTTCACGCGCATCAAGGATAAGGATGTCGAGGTGCCGGACGGACGACCGTTTGTGCTCAAGAACAACGAGCCGTGTTATGACTACGACCCGGACGAGCACAAGCCTGAGCATATCATAAAACCAAAATCGCGCACGTTCATCCCGGCGCGTCTGACTGACAACCCCTACTACATGGCAACCGATTACATGTCCCAGCTTCAAGCACTGCCCGAACCCCTGCGCTCACAAATGCTAAACGGTGACTTTAAGGCAGGCATCGAAGAAGACCCATGGCAGGTCATCCCGACCGCATGGGTCGAGGCGGCCATGGCGCGCTGGGTCAAGCCGCTACGCCTGCCCGAGATGGACAGTCTCGGCGTTGACGTGGCACGCGGCGGTAGAGATCAAACCATCATCGCAAGACGCCACGGCATGTGGTTCGACGAGCCGCTCACCTACAAAGGCAGCGAGACACCAGATGGCCCGACAGTGGCCGGGCTGGTTATCGCAGCGTCACGCGATCAGGCGCCCCAGCACATCGACGTCATCGGTGTAGGCAGCTCGCCCTACGACTTCCTCAACACCGCGCGCCAACCTGTTATCGGCGTTAACGTGGCGGAGAAAGCGCTCGGCACCGACCGCTCGGGACGCCTGCGTTTCCTCAATCAAAGGTCTGAGCTGGCGTGGCGTATGCGCGAAGCGCTTGACCCAAATAACAACACGGGCATCGCCCTGCCCCCGAACGACCAACTGCGCAAGGACCTATGTGCCTACAAGTGGGAGCTTCAAGGCATGGTCATCAAGGTCGAGAGCCGCGAGGACATCATCAAGCGCATCGGGCGCTCGCCCGATTACGGCTCTGCGTACTTCCTCGCGCTCATCGACACCCCTAAAAGGCACTTGTTAACCGGTACGCGTAACGGGCAAGCGCAGCATTATGATCCTTATAGCAATCTGAAATGAGGACATGACACATGTGCGACCCCGTAACCCTAACTATTGCCGCTGTCGGTATCGCTGGTGCAGGTGTTAGCGCCTATCAAGGACAGCAGCAGGCGAAAGAGACAAAGAAGGCCAATCAACAAGCGAAAGAAGCGTCCGATAAGCAGCTAGCTATCGCCGAGCAAGAGATCAACAAAAAGGACGCGCGCAACCCGGACATAAGCAGTATCAGCGCTGGTAATCAATCAGGCGATAACTCCACCAGTACGATGCTCACGGGTGCGGCAGGCGTCGACCCCACGAAATTACTACTCGGAAAGAACACCCTATTAGGCGGTTGACGTTATGGCAATGACACCACGCGAGAGGCATAACGCCAGGTGGGGGGCACTCAAGACAGAGCGTTCTAGCTGGGACGCCCACTGGAAAGAGATAAGCGAGTACCTGCTGCCTCGCTCCGGACGCTTCTTCACGGAAGACCGCAACCGCGGCAACCGCAGGCACAACAGCATCTACGACAGTACCGGCACCAAAGCGCTACGCGTCCTCGGCGCCGGACTTATGGGCGGCGCGACTTCCCCCGCGCGCCCGTGGTTCCGCCTCGCGACGCCTGATAAAGACCTCATGAAATACGCCCCCGTAAAGGTATGGCTGAACCACGTCACGCACGGGATGCTCAACATCTTCCAACGGTCGAACACTTACCGCACGTTACACAACATGTATGAGGAGCTGGGGGGCTTCGGCACCGGGGCTGCCGTACTCATGGACGACTTCGACAGGGTCATCCACCACTACCCGCTGACCATTGGCGAATACGCCCTCGGTACGGACTATAAAGGCAACGTCAACACGTTATACCGCGAGTTCGATAAAACGGTCGGCGCGCTCGTAGAGGAGTTCGGCCTGAATAATTGCAGCCAGAACGTCCGCAATTTCTACGACCGTGGCTCTCTCGACCAGTACATCACGATCATTCACGCCATCGAGCCGAGGCGTGACCGCGACGTCCGTAAGAGGGATGCGCGCAACATGCCTTTCAGCTCGTGCTATTTCGAGCAAGGCGGGCAGGACAATGTGTACCTCCGCGAGTCAGGCCTTAAACAGTTCCGCGCGCTCACACCCCGGTGGGGGGTCACGGGCGGCAACACCTACGGCGATACTTGCCCCGGCATGGAGTCCCTCGGGGATATTAAGCAGCTACAGCACGAGCAACTGCGCAAGGCGGAGGGCATTGACTACATGACGCGCCCGCCGTTGCAGGTGCCAAGCGGTTTGAAGAACCGTGAACTCGAGAGACTCCCCGGCGGTGTGTCCTATGTGGACATGGCAGGACCAGGCGCCGGTGTTAAAACGCTCTTCGACGTGAACATCAACCTGCAGCACCTGCTCGGTGACATTCAAGACGTGCGGGAGCGCATCCGCGGGACCTTCTACAGCGACCTGTTCATGATGCTCGCAAACGACACGCGAAGCGGTACTACGGCAACCGAGATCGCGGAGCGTCACGAGGAAAAATTACTGATGCTCGGCCCCGTCATCGAACGGGTGCACAACGAGCTGCTCGACCCGCTGGTCGAGATGACCTTCACCCGGATGCTTGAAACAGGCGTCGTGCCCCCGCCTCCCGACGAGCTGCAAGGGCAAGACCTCAATGTCGAGTTCGTCTCGATGCTGGCGCAAGCGCAGCGTGCTGTCAGCACAAGCAGCGTCGACCGCTACGTCGGCAACCTCGGCCAGATCGCCACATTCAAACCGAACGTGCTTGACAAATTTGACGAGGACAAATGGGCCGATGCTTATGCCGATATGCTCGGCGTTGACCCTGAGCTGGTCGTACCTGACGACAAAGTCGCGCTGGTGCGTAAGGCGCGAGCAGAGCAGCAGCAGATGGCGCAGCAGGCGGCCGTGCTAGAGCAGGGAGCCACAGCAGCCAATAAGCTCGGCAACACACCCACGGATAACAAGAACGCCCTGACAGATGTAATACAGCAGTTTTCAGGGTACACAACGCCACAAGGAGTATAAGGCATGACAAACAGATTAGTAAGCGGCACGCCTTTTCTCGTTGATGATTCAACGGGGGACATCGTAGGCCTAAGATTAGCTGATGGTAGCGAAAAGCTATTCGTCTTCACCACAGGCAGTCAAACGCTAACAGGGACGAAGACCTTTGCAGATGTCGTAGTTACCAACCTCGACGCGGGCGCGTCGGGCACCGCGGGTACTGTTGACATCTTCCCGACGACAGCAGCGAAAGGCAAGGCCACGTTCTCGGTCGCAAGCCAGACGAATGACACCACCGTCACCCACCGCACCGCGGCGATGGGCCAAGCGACCACAATCACCACGCCCGACCCAGGCGCAGCAGCGGCTTCTGTCGTACTGACTGAAGGTGCGCAGACCATCAACGGCGCAAAAACGTTCGGAGGCGCAGTAATTCGCGCAGGGCGCCAGATCATCATCCCCGTCTGCGGCAACGCTAAGGTAGGAGCGACCGCAGGGTGGGTAATTACCGGCGGCACCAATAAAAACAGCGCGACGCTACCCGCCTCGCAGACGGCGTCAACACTTGTCATCCCCATCTCAGGCCTGGAAGTGGGCGACACGGTAACGGCCGTCGACGTAGTAGGCCAGGTCGAGTCGGCAGGCGGCAACGTGACGCTCAGCATGGACGTACGGAAGCTCACCGCCGCCGCGGAAGACCTTACGGACGCTTCCCTCGCCACAGATAACGTCGGCACCTTGGTCGCCGATACCGTTCTATCGTCAGCTAACCTAGGGGTCACGGGGCTTACTGAGGTTCTAGCGGCGACCGAAGCACTTTACGTGCTTCTGACGGGCACGACTGCGGCGTCAACGGACATCGACGTCATGAGCTTGGTGGTTACCGTAACCAGGTCTTAACCGGTACGCGTATCAGGCCGACGAAAGACTAGGATTAAGAGCATGACCACAGACCCGTTAGATACTCGAACGCAAGAGAGGATGCTCGCCGACCGAGAGGAAAAGCAGCGCCTTACCGCGCGTCAAGAGGCTGACGACGTGAAGTGGTTGATGAGTGATAAACGTGGGCGCCGCTTAATGTGGGGCCTGCTTGAAAAAACAGGGTTGTACAGAACCAGCTTCACAGGAAACTCAGAAACGTTTTTCCGTGAGGGGGCAAGAAACGTTGGTCTTACCTATATGGCACTGATTAACGAGCACTGCCCGGAGCGCTACAACTCGATGGTATCGGAGCAACGTGAACATGACAAACGAAACGCTGATGACGGGCGACGCAGCAAGTGACACTAACGCTAGCCAAGGACAGCAAGGCGCAACTGACAATGCCGCAGGGGCAGAAGCAGGCGCGCCAGCACAGCAGGTAGACAGTACCGTAACCGACCCGAAGGCCGAAGGGCAGAAGGAAGGGGACGCTTCTGAAGGCGATAAGCAGGATGACGCCAAACAGGGCGCGCCTGAGCAATACGAATTTAAGTTCGCTGAAGGTGTCGCAATAGACGCCGACGCGCTCAAAGAGTTCGAAGCATTCGCCAGAGAGAAGGGTCTTGACCAGGAGAGCGCGCAGGCAATCGCCGACTTCGGGCCGAAGCTGATGGAGAAATTCGCAGCCAAGCAAATCGAAGCGGTAGAGCAGCAAACGAATGCCTGGGCGGAAGAGGCGAAAGCCGACAAAGAGTTCGGGGGCGATAAGCTCGCGGAAAATCTGTCGGTAGCTAAGAAAGCGGTAGATGCTTTCGGCTCACCCGAACTGAAGGCCATGCTGGGTAAATTCCACCCGACGGAAAATCCGAAGGGCACCGGCCTCGGCAATCACCCGGAAATTATCCGGTTGCTCGTCAAGGCAGGAAAAGCGATTAGTGAGGACACAATGGTGACACAAGGCGGCCAGCAAGGCACCAAAATGGACCCGGCGTCAATCCTCTACCCGACAATGAAGAAATAAACAATCAGCAAGGAGTTTGATACATGACAACTTTATCAGCAACACATCCTACGCTTCTCGACGTGACGAAGCGCCTGGACGCGAACGGCAAGATCGACACGATCGCCGAGATGCTCAACCAAACAAATGAAATACTGGAAGATATGGTATGGCTAGAAGGTAACCTGCCAACAGGTCACCGCACGACTGTCCGTACTGGCCTTCCTGCACCGACATGGCGTAAATTGTATGGCGGCGTGCAGCCCACCAAGAGCACCACAGTGCAAGTCACTGACTCTTGCGGTATGCTAGAAGCATACGCCGAGGTCGACAAGGCACTGGCAGACCTCAACGGTAACACCGCGGCGTTCCGTCTTTCTGAGGACCGCGCCCATATCGAGGGGATGAACCAGGAATTTGCGTCAACCCTTTTCTACGGTAACGAATCCACGGAGCCAGAAGCTTTTACAGGCTTCGGCCCGCGTTTCAACAGCCAGTCAGCAGAGAACGGAGGCAACATCTTGACCGATCCGGCCACGCCGGACAGCACCGACAACACGTCTCTGTGGCTCGTGGTGTGGGGTCCAAACACCGTCCACGGTATCTATCCAAAAGGCTCTAAAGCCGGGCTGTCTCACGAAGACAAAGGCCAAGTGACAATCGAGAATATCGACGGCAGCGGCGGCCGCATGGAAGGCTACAGGACGCATTACCGTTGGGATTGCGGACTGTCTGTCCGTGACTGGCGCTATGTGGTGCGTGTGAACGTCGACCAGGAGGACATTGTAGCGAACGCGGCAACAGGCCCAAACCTTATCGACTTGATGACTCAGGCTCTCGAGCTGGTTCCGAACCTTCAGATGGGGCGCCCTGCGTTCTACATGAACCGGACCCTGCGCTCATTCCTGCGCCGCCAGATCGTAAACAAGGTAGCCAGCTCAACGCTGACTATGGACCAGGTAGCAGGTAAGCACGTCGTTTCTTTTGATGGCGTCCCCGTACGTCGTTGCGACGCGATCACAAACACCGAGTCTGGCATCTAATGTCTGACTGACCGTACACAATTTTAAAGAAGGATTAAGACAATGATATTAGATGAAAGAGGCGAATTTTGCGACGCCACCTCCGCCATTCTCGCTGTTGGTAACGCGATTATCGGTGACGTTATCGACCTTGGGGCAAACCCTACACTGCGCGACCTCGGCGCGGGCGAGCCGATTTATCTGGTCATCCAGGTAGACACCACTTTCGTAGGCGCCACGTCTACAACGAAGTTCGAGCTTGCCTCCGATAGCACCGCTAACTTAGCGACGAGCAAGACCGTTCACTTAGCTACCCCGGACATACCGGTGGCGACACTGGTGGCAGGCTATCAGCTCGCCTACGCGTTGCCTCTCGGCGCGACGTACGAGCGCTATCTAGGTTTGTGGCAAACGGTCGGCACGGCCAACGTTACGGCAGGTAAGATCAACGCGTTCTTGACAAGGGATGTCGCGAACTTCGTTGCCTACCCTGATGCAATCTAACAGGTAGAGGGCGACTCCGGTCGCCCTTTTCTCCACAATTGAAGGTAAGAAACATGCAAGTAAGAGCTATACAAGACGGATTTTATAAAGGCAAACGTGTCCGCGCGGGGGCAATATTCGACTTCCCCGAAGGCCAGAAACTAGGCAAATGGATGGAAGAAATCAAAATACAGAAGCCCATCGTAGGTAAAGCTCCTGTGAAAGAGCCTACCACTTTCAGCGAAGTGAACGCAGGAAGCGGGCAAGGTGCTAGCGCCAAAGAGGACGCCGTCAAGAAAGCCCTGGCCGGTAAGAACCCAGCTAAGAAAGAAGACAGCGACGCGCTGGTGTAAGACGACGCGCGAGCGAGGAAGTATAGGGGGCCTCGCGCCCCCTGTTTTATTACAGGAGACGATACATGGCCTCAGATATTGACATCGCTAACCTAGCGCTTGCACACCTTGGCGATGATGCCACGGTAGCAAGCCTCGACCCTCCCGAGGGTAGCGCGCAGGCAGAGCATTGTGCCCGGTTCTACCCGCTGGCACGTGACGCACTCCTCGAGATGCACCCGTGGAATTTTGCCACCAGACGCATCACCGCGGCCGAAGTCACCGCGCTTGAGACGGGCTGGCAGTACGCTTATGCCATGCCGACGAACGCGCTGCACGTCTTTGCGGTACTGCCCCCCGGCGCGCAAGACGACTACACTTCACCGCTGCCAGCAGGCACCGTGACGCTATCTGACGGTAGTCTGCAATCGCCGCTGCCGTGGGGTTCCCTCACACAGACGCAGCCTTTCGCGCTCGAGACGAACGAAGACGGCGAGACAGTCATCGTCACCAATCAAAGCGAGGCCGTGCTCCGCTACATCATCCGTGTGACAGATACGGCGCGGTTCTCGCCACTGTTCGTCACTGTGCTGACTTGGCTGCTCGCAAGCTACATGGCCGGGCCTATTATCAAGGGTGAAGAAGGTAGGGCGGAAGCGAAGCGTTGCTTGCAGATGGCGCAATACTGGCTAGGCAAGGCAACGACTTCCGACAGTCAGCAGCGTAATACCAAACCGCAGCATAACGTCGCGTGGATATCAGGAAGGTAAGGCATGGCAAATACAAGAACGCTGACCAAAGCTTTCAACGGCGGAGAGTTGACACCGGAGTTCTTCGGGCAGATCGCCGACACAAAATACCAGACGGGCCTTGCCACCTGCCGAAATTTTCTAGTGCTTCCCCATGGCCCCGTCGCTAACCGTCCGGGTTTTGAGTTCGTAAGGGAGGTCAAAGATTCAACCAAGGCAACGCGCCTCATCCCTTTCACCTATTCAACAACGCAGACCTTCGCCATTGAGGTAGGTAATACCTACTTTAGATTTCACACAGGCGGCGGCACGCTGCTCGCAGGAACCGCGACCGCCTGGTCAAACGCTACCGCCTACGTGGTAGGCAACTTGGCCTCACGGCTCGGAGTAAATTACTACTGCATCCTTGCGCATACGAACCAGCAACCGCCCAACGGCACGTACTGGTATCCCTTGCCGAGCGCAGCTTTCGAGATGCCTAGCCCTTACCTGGAGGAAGACCTGTTTGACCTGCACTTCACCCAATCGGCTGACGTCCTCACAATCACGCACCCGCGCTACGCCCCCCGGGAACTGCGAAGGCTAGGCGCGACGTACTGGACACTCACCACCATCTCTTTCGCCTCCGACCTCGCCGCGCCAGGAAGCATCGCAGCTACCGCAACCGTGGCGACGGGCGTGGGCCTAGTGACGATGCGCTACACCGTCACAGCGGTCGGTGATACAGGCATAGAGGAGGGGCTGGCGGGTACGCCTGACGATTGCTCGAACAACCTCGAGACAGCAGGCAACTACAACACGATCACATGGGCGTCAGTGAGCGGCGCCGCCCGCTACAACGTCTACAAGCAGTCGAACGGCCTCTACGGCTATATCGGGCAGACAGACGGCCTCAGCTTCATCGACGACAACATCACGGCCGACATTTCACAGACCCCTCCGATTGCCAACAATCCTTTCAGCGGCGCAGATAATTTTCCCGCCGCGGTGAGTTACTTCGAACAGCGGCGCTGCTTCGGCGGCACGAACAATAGGCTGCAAACGCTGTGGATGACCCGCTCAGGGACAGAGTCGAACCTCGCTTACTCCATACCGACAAGGGACGACGACGCTATCAGCTTCCGCATTTCTGCGACACAGGCGAACACGATACGCCACATTGTGCCGCTTCAAGATTTGATGCTGCTTACCTCGTCCGCTATCTGGCGCGTCACGTCTATCAATACTGATGCCGTGACGCCGACCTCCATTTCACGGAAGATCGTATCCGGGGCGGGGGCGTCCAACGTACAGCCCGTGACGGTAGACAACAATAACCTTATCTACGCGGCCGCCCGGGGCGGACACATGCGCGAGCTAGGCTACGTTGCGTCATCGCAATCCAGCGGCTATGCCTCCGGCGATCTATCGCTGCGCGCTCCGCACCTTTTCGACAATCTCGACATTGTAGACATCGCCTATGCGCAAGCACCTCAGCCGATAGTATTTGCGGTAAGTAGCAGCGGCGACCTCCTCGGCCTAACGTACGTGCCCGAGCAACAGGTCGGCGCGTGGCATCGGCACGACTCCTATACAAGCACGGCGACTAGCACCTTCGAGTCCGTCACGGCGGTAGCCGAGGGCGGAGAAGACGCGGTCTATGTTGTCATCCGCAGGTACATCAACGGCGCTTACGTGCGTTATATCGAGCGTCTGCACAGTAGGGTATTCGCCGAGCTGGACGACGCTTTCTTCGTCGATTCTGGCGCTACCTACGACAGCCCCGTGGATATCTCTGCGATCACGAAGGCCAACCCGGGTGTTGTCACCGCCACCTCTCACGGCTTTAGCGACGGCGACACCGTTGACTTATCCGACATTCTCGGCATGACCGAACTAAACGGCGTACGGGTCATCGTCGCCAATAAGACGGCGAACACCTTTGAGCTGACCGACGAGGACGGCGACGATATTGACACCACGGACTACACAACGTACTTAAGCGGGGGGTACGCCCGCGAAGCCATTAACTCAGTAGCGTCAGGTCTTAGCCATCTCGAAGGGGAAACGGTGAACATACTGGCCGACGGTGCAGTCATGCCCCAGCAAGTCGTCACCAGCGGCACCATCACACTAAACGACAGCGTTAAAGCCAGCCGTATTCATATAGGCCTCCCGATCGAAGCGGATATAGAGACCTTGCCTCTCGCGCTTGAAGCCGCTGCGGCGCAAGGGCAGGGCAGGCAGAAGAACGTTAATAAGGCGTGGCTACGGGCCTACCGCTCGGGAGGCATCTTCGCAGGTCCGAGCTTTACCAAGCTGGTTGAAGCAAAAATTCGCACTGACGAGACTTACGGCTCGCCACCTGATCTTAAGACGGGCGAAGTAGCTATCGTGCTCACACCTTCATGGGCCGAGAACGGCTCGGTATGCGTGCGCCAATCCGACCCGTTGCCCTTGACTGTCACAGCATTAACGATCGAGGTATCTGTCGGTGCGTAGAGAAGGGTGCTACAGAAGGCCGATGGAGGCCGATATTGACTACATCGCGGCCAAGCTGAGGCAGGCTGATATCGAGGAGCTGAAAGCGACGCACGGTGAGCATTGCGTAATCCGGGATATTCTCATCGAGTCAGTGCGTATTACCCCGAGGGCAAAAGTGTACGTCTCTGAAGCGGGCGAACCGGTAGCGTTATTCGGCTGCGCGCCTAATCCTCAAGGCGGCGGCATACCGTGGATGCTTGCCACTGACAAGGCGCCCGCTTTTCCTGTCGCCCTTGTCGATGACGGTAGGTGGTTCGTTCAAGGGATGCTCGAAGAGTTCGGAAGCCTGGTCAATTACGTCGATGTCCGCAACGCGCGAAGCATCCGCTGGCTCGCCTGTATAGGCTTCACCATCCACCCGCCCGAACCGTTCGGGGTGCAAGGCTTGCCGTTCCATAAGTTCACGCTAACCGGTACGCGTATCAAGGCCGCTCAAGCTTAGGATAAATCAATATAATCAAGGAGAGGAGCGCATGTGTAACCCGACGGCATTACTAGCGACGCAAGGTGCTGGCGTTGGCATGTCCACCGTCGGCTCCTATTACACCGCCAAGGGGCAGAAAATCGCGCTTCGGGGTCAAGCCGACCTCGCCGATAACAATGCCCGTGTCGCCGAACTGGCCGCGCAGTCCGCCATCCGCCAGGGGCAGAAGGTCGAGCAATCGGTCCGCCTGCGGACAGCGAACCTTAAAAGTTCTCAGCGAGCGTCGATGGCAGCGAACGGTATCGACATTACGGCCCTTGGCGCTCACGACACCGCGGCCAATGTGCTTACTACGACGGACGTCATGGGCGAGATTGACGCCAATACTGTTGCCGCTAACGCCGCACGCTCGGCGTGGGGCTACCGTACTGAGGGCGTCAACTACAAGAACGACGCGCTGCTAAAACGGTCAGGCGCGAGGTCCATAAGTCCACTGCTCAGCGCAGGCGGTACTTTACTCAGTGGAGCGACCGACGTCAGCAGCAGCTATTACGCGTTGAAGAAAACAGGTGCTTTCAGTAGGGGAGCGTAGCGATGCCGAGAGTGCCAACCTACGATAATTTTCAGGTACAGCCTACTGTTCAACCTGATACGAAGTTCACAGGCGCGATTAGCACCGAGCAGGCGACCATCGGCAGCAGGCAGATGGAGGAGGCAGGCAGCGCCTTGCAACGCGGCGCGCAGTCGATGCTATCGGCAGAAGTAAATGCAATGGAGCAGGCCAACGCCCTGCGCATATCAGACAGCAAGAACAAGACGAAAGAGCTTGAATACCGGCTGAAGTACGACAAGGAAGTCGGCTACACCAACCTCAAAGATGTCAACGCCCTGCAACGGCCTGACGGCAAGCCACTTGCAGACGAGTACGCCGAGAAATTCCAGCAGGGTATAAGCGAAATAGAAGGCAGTCTCGGCAACGACGCGCAGAAGCAAGCCTACCGGGAGTGGGCCAACAGCGCGCTCACCGAGTTCCACGGCCAGGCGATGGCACACGAAGGCCAGCAGTTCAAGAGCTACGCGATGTCTGTGCATGAAGGCACAATCAAGAACGCGATCAACGACGTCGGAATGAACTACAGCAACCCGGAGGTCATCGGCCGGAGTATCGAGGAAATTAAGGCTGCCGCGTATGAGGCGGCGAGGTTGCAAGGCAAGTCTGCCGTATTCGCAGAGGCGCAGTCGCGCGAGATGACCAGCAAGGTACATCTTTCTGCGATCGAGGCCGCTATGCAGAATAATGACCCGTCCTACGCCGACGGGTACTTAAAAAAATTCTCCAAGGACATGGCGGCCGATGACATTCTTAAGGTGCAAGGTGTGCTCACAAAGCAAGTGGACAGCCAGATCGCCTATAGCGTCGTCGACAGGGTAATGGCGAAAGCGTCGCCCAGCATCGACACGCCGAGCAGCGACCGCGCGTTCAATGTTGCAATAGGCACGGAATCAGGCGGCAGGCAATTTGGCGCTGACGGTCAGCCCCTCACCTCTTCGAAGGGGGCAATCGGTGTCGCGCAAGTGATGCCTATGACAGGACCCGAGGCGGCAAAACTGGCAGGCATGGAATGGGACGAGAAGCTGTACAAGACCGACCCTATTTACAACTACATGCTCGGGAAAGCGTACTTCGAGAAGCAGCTTCAAGATTTCGGCGGCAACCTGGCACAAGCCTACGCAGCCTACAACGCGGGTCCTGCGCGCACAAGAGCGGCTATCGCCAAGGCAGAGAAAGCGGGCGGGACCTGGACCGACCACCTGCCTGCCGAGACGCAAGCCTACGTCACAAAGAACATGACTGAGTATGAAGGCGGCGGCGGGCAGAACACGCTGCCAACGCTTGAGGACGTCAAGGCACGCGTGCGCGCCGAGATAGGGACGGCGAGACCTGAGAGACTGAAGCTGGCGCTCAGCGAAGCCGAGAACCGCTACAACGATCAGGTAGCAGCCATTAAACAAAAGAACGAAGCGATAGTCGCGACCGCGATGCGCGAAGTGCTTGCCAACGGCGGCAAGTACGCCGAACTGCCCGCTGGCTTGCGCGCCGCGCTCCCTCCGGGCGAGGTCGGCAAGGTGATGGATTTCGCGCACAAGATCGCCAAAGGCGATGACAACACTAATCCCGCGCTCTATCAGAAGCTCAGCGACCCCGCGGCGCTAAGGAGCCTCACCGACGACCAGTTCTTCGCGCTGCGAAGCAATCTGTCCGAGGCCGATTTCAAGCACTTTAGTAACGAGCGCGCCAAGATAATCAAAGGGGCTGTCACGAACGGCCCAGGCGAGATCAACAGCGCGGCTATTAAGTCGACGCTCGATGACCGCTTGCGCACTCTCGGCCTTGACCCCTCGCCGAAGGAGGGCACGGACGACTCCATGCGCGTCGGCGCGATACGCAAATTTGTCAATGACAGCGTGGCTGTGGCACAAGCCAATAGCGGCAAGAAGATGACGGACGCAGAAGTAGCGCAGTACATCGACGGACTGCTTGCAAAGACAACCACATATGATAAGTTCTTCGGCAATAGTAGCGGCCCGATGCTTGGCATGACAGTAGGCGATATCCCGGGTAAAGCGAAGAGCGCACTTAAAGACGCTTTCAAGAAGCAAGGCATCGCCAACCCCACAGACGGTCAATTGCTCGACGCCTACTGGCGCGGGATAAGCAAGAAACAATAGCAGGTAGAACATGGACGACTTAGGCTTCGACCCGGCGGTAGCGGTATCTGAATCACTCGGGGCGAAAGCGCCTGAGCAGCCCGCAGCGCAACCCAATTTGCAGGCCAGCATGGCGCTCGCGGTAGGCACTAAGCCCGACTATCAGGCAGAACTCTCGCGCGTTGCCAAGGCGACAGGCGTGCCCCTTCAGACCGTCGAGGCGTACCCGGAAGAGATGAAGAGCAAGGCGGCGCTCAGCCAGTTTGACGCCGCTACCTATGAGACGATGTTCCCGGCGAGTGCCGCCATTCTCTCTAACGTCGATTTCGCCAAGCTGGCGCATGACGACACGGAGAACATGGGCGCCGTTGAGAAGATCACGACCTCATTTAAGCGCGGGCTGAAGAGCACGCTCCGTGGCGGTGATGCGCAAACAATCAAGGAATCGGTAGAGATACTCGGAATCATTGACCGCATCGAAAGTGGCGAATTATCGGATGACGCAGCGCTTAACGTTGCGACCCCTTACGCTTCGATGTTTGCGGGCGTGCAACGCACGCCTGAAAAGCTGCGGGCAACACGGGCTTTCTACGAGCAGAAGATTGCAGAGAACGCGCTCGAGTTTGCGCGTCGTACCAAGCAACTGCGCGATATACCCCTATCGCCGGAGTTTCAAAGGTTCCAAGAGGCGGGGGGTCTAGGTGCGTCGCTAGGTGCCCTCACTGACGCACCTGTGTCTATTACGTCACAGGTGCTCGCTGAATCCACTGGCGCGTTAGTCCCTTCATTACCCTTCGTTGTAGGCGGCGGGGTGGTAGGGGGTGCGAAGGGTTTGGCAGGCGCCACAGGGTTGACCTCATTCGGCACGGAGTACACAAGCGATCTAGCGGGGATACTCGACAGGCTCGGCGTCGACATGGGCGACGAGAAGGCCGTGCGTGCCGCGATGGCGACGCCAGAATTTAAGGAGCAGAACAGGCAGGCGCTCGTCAAGGCCGGAGTCATCGGGGCGTTCGACGCTGCTACCGCGGGCGTGGCAGGGACGAGCCTTGCGAAAGGCGCCGTTAAGAACGCGGCGGCGCAGGCAGGCGTGCAAGCGGGAGGAGGTGCCGGGGGTGAGGTAGCAGGTTCGCTCGCCTCCGGGCAAGAGGTGAGCGCCTCCGCCGTGATCGCCGAGGCTATCGGCGAAGTGCCTGGCTCCATCGTCGACGTAAGTGTCCTCGCCGCCCGCAACCGGTTGCAACAACAGAGAGCGCAGGCCGCCGAGCAGAATGCGGCGGCAATGGAGCAGCTCAGCCAACTAGCGACCGAGTCCAAGC